TCAGCAGACCCAGCAGCAGCAGATTATCCAGCCTCTTAAGATCTCTCACACGGTCAAGAAGTGCGAGGGTGGTTTCCGTCTTGAGATCACCTTGTCTGGCTGCTTTCGTGGCACTCTCGGGTTGGTGCTTCGTCAGCTTCCTGAGATTCGCAAGAAAGGTGGTCGCCTTTCGCCGATCGCCTGGGTGGAGCCGCGTGAGAATCTCGGAAAGCCGCAGGCGGCTGGAATCCTCTCTGCGCTCTCAACGAGTGATGACGTGCTCGAGCTCGTGGCTCGCGACATCACTCATGAGATCAAGACTCTTGATGCTCAGCAGCAGCTGAACTATGTTCAGCGTCGTGTCATCCAGGAGCAGCAGAAAGCCGCTCAGGAGATCCGCGAGCAGAAGCGCGCTGAGTGGGAGCAGCGTCAGCAGGAGCGCGAACAGCAGAAACTCGAGCGTGCGACTCTCGGAGCTGTCGCCAAGATCACCACGGTCGTTCCTGGTGCTCCGCGTCAGCCTCGCAAGTACCAGGCTCGCACTCAGACTGGTGATGCTCCGATCGACTTTCCCAGCCTTTCCTCTGCGGCTCCCGCTCCCGCTCCCGCTGCTCCCGCTGCTCCCGCGTTTGTGATCACTGAACCGGCCATGACTCCCGACACTGATTCTGCCTGGGAGTAAACCATGCACATCCTAAAAAACACCACAAAACATAAAAAACTGCCGCCGTCCACAGGGTCACTCCTGCTTTGTAAGGGCGGACCGCCGCCCTTACGAACCCTGCTCTATTGGACTCGCTGCGCGAGTCCGGCTTAAACCCTGAAAGCTTGATCTTCTTTGTTGAACTTGCTGTACGATATACGCGAGTCTGAATCCCTTAAACCACTTATCATATGCTACTTAATCTTTGAGAGTCTTAACCACATCAACCGGACTCGCGCTCGGCTTATCGCTAGTGCAGCGAGGCCAATAGGGAGGGTCTCTTTAGTTTCGTAAGGGCTTACAGCTTCAGCTTCGCTTTAGCGGCCCTCCGCCCTTATGAATAAGGGTTTACATATAATTCCCTATCTGATCGAATTAAGCGAATACCTAGTTTTGTTCCTTCTATCAATGATACTGTATCTTTGAAAGGTATTGATTGATGCTTAAATTTGTTTCCAGTTCCCTTAAAAAGATACCACTTAAGACAGACAGAATCACCACACCCTAGCATCGTTTTATGGTAATGTAGAATCAATTTATAACCAGATAGTAGTTCAGGTATAGGAAACGCAATTTCTATACTCTCATCAATATTTCTAGGATCAGATAGGCCCACCTTTTTAAATAGACTTAGATCTAACTTATTTTCAGATATTAAAATAACTCTTCCTATCTGTAAACTTATTGTTTTATCTTCTTTTAATCTTAACAATGGCATATCTGAGCTTGTAAGCAAGAGTATATTATTATTAATACATTGGTGATTCTTTTTATCTTTAATACTATAATATTCTAGACATTCATCACAACTCTTTACCATTTTGCAGCTACTTATTTTGTGGAATGAAAGAAATTGTCTTTCACTAACATATTCTGAACATAAATCACATATCATAGGTAAGAACATGCATAGATTCTCTATGTGTTGTTGCATATATTTCGTAGAAACCAATATACCACATTTATCACATCTCTCAGCATCTTTGTCCTCAGAGTTTGAAATGTATCCACACTTACCTCTAACACCAATCTTACTACTACCCTCTAATATTCGAAGATATTTATCATCCAATTTTAGCATTTATAAAACATAAATCATGAAGACAAAGTATATAATCATTTTTTCCGTTATTTTCATTTATTTAAATACGAGTCCCCCAAACTTAAATAGTGGTATAACCATCTTTTTCTTGTTTAAATATGAAGAAATACGAAAACAAATTATCAAATTTTATTTGTTTGTTCAGTTTTTACGATTAATTTAACGGTTTTTTACGATTATTTAATCGTAAAAACTTAAATAAAATAATCTCAAGACAGTCCTCTTACACCTATTCTATTTTATATTGAATTTTTTGTCAAATGATGAAACACGTTCACTCTTTTTATCATAACCATCATCAGTCTTAACGAAGAATATACGTTTAAGAGATATTTCTAATTCATCACCTTTATCGCTCAAACAATCCAAATAGTCATCTAATTCTTCAATCTTTGAGAATCTTCTTTCACACCATTTTTGTGATACTACGCGATCATAACAGCAATAGCCACAGCCACTGCAATAATAGTTTTTCATTTCATCCACTATAAACCATTCAAAATATGATTGAGCTTCCATAACTGATTGAAAATATTTTTTAACATAAATAGCTGAGTTACAGCATTCTAATCTGTAGAATTCATAATGATCCATTTATTAAAATAAAAATAATATAAGATCCATTATCATTTTTATTACAGGGAACAAAGAGCTAAACAGGCTGATTAAAGAGCAAATTAAAGAGCAAACTAAAAACTAAAAGAGTAGGGTTTGAAAGGGCTTACAGCTTCAGCTCCGCTTTAGCGGCGATACGATACGCTAAAGCGGAGCTGTAGCTGCAAGACCTGGCCCTTTACTCTTTCCATCTGTTACCACAATTCATACAGGTAATAAATGTCGTCATTGCCTCATCACAACTACGTGTTTGCTGTTCCATATATCTGCAAATCTGACCTTTGCATTTGCCACATTTGAATAGAGTCGTCGTGCCTGCCATACTCTGTTTACTACTAGCCTCTGCTAATCGTAATCTTTCTTGTTCTATCTCTTTCCATCTTTCAGGAAAGATAGTATGTGGTTGGGCAGTTACGATATCTAATGGTCCTAATTCAAAATTTAATAATCTATTTAATAAATTTTTGTTCTGCACATAGCTATTAGGATCAAGATTATCACGAATTGATAATCCTTTATGCAAATAGAATTGTAGGAAGACTGGATTCAACCAATCCGAGACTCTTAATTGACATCTTTTTATAGAATATAAAGCAATCTCTCTCTCTAATAAGATAGGCAACCATCGTAGCAAATTTTCTAAATCATTCGATAAAATAGCCTTTGGCAAATTTTCTAAATCATTCGATAAAATAGCCTTTGGCAAATTTTCTAAATCATTCGATAAAATAGCCTTTGGCAAATTTTCTAAATCATTCGATAAAATAGTTGGTTTTGTAGTGCTAATATTCTCCTTATTTTTAATGAATACTTCACTGAATTTCTGTCTAACATGATCACGATATTTATTATTAAATGATAACATCTGTTCTTCTATAATATCAAAACTATTATCCTGTCTTACCATATGAGATTTTCCAATACTATTATAATAATTTATTCCTTCTTTCAATTCATTTATTTGTGATAAACTTAACTGTAATTTATTCTGTATAACAGGTTTAATCTTATTTACATCACTGTTAACATCTTTTGATAAGTCTGATGATAAATCTGAAGATGACCAAACATTTATACTATAATATGACCTTCCCTTAATCTCCTCATCATTATCTTCTAGATTCATGTCTTGATATTCAGAATCAGGTATATATCCAGTTGTTAATTCAACTTCATATGTAAATTTATTTCCACATTCCTCATGTAATAAGCTATCTATATTTTCTGTATGTTTTTCATCACTTTCATTTTCTGGTGAGAGCAAATGTATATGGATCTTTCCACCTTTAGATCCTTTTTCTGAAACTATATTGCCACCAACATCCCCATCAGGATATTCATCATTAAATATTGCCATTAATTTCGTAAAAAAGATCTTTAAATCATCATTCTTTACTTGCTGTTTCACAATCTTCGGAACTATCTTAATCTTAACATTACCATCTTCCATCTTACTATAAGATAATTAAGAATGTATACATCCTTTTATATCATTTTTTTTAGAAATGAATATTTTTTTATTTATTGTTTATTAATATAGAATGAAGTTTCTAACAATACTAATACTGCTAGTTGCATTATACTTACTATACGTGATAATCGGCAATTATTTACTAAATAGCCAAGATTATAGCGATAATATCGATAGTAATGTAGATAATATCGATAGTGATGTTGATATCGATAGTGGTGTCGACAGCGATAATAATGATAACGATTTAAGCGGTTATACAACTGATGGATATACACCTGATGCTTATGCAGTAGATGAAATAGATACTGCTGGTGATCCTTTACCATATGGAGATATTAGTTCACTAAACTATAGTCAGGTCGGTGGTCGTGGTGGTGGTCGTGGTGGTGGTCGCGGAGGATCAGGTGGTCGCGGAGGATCAGGTGGTCGTGGTGGATTTGGTGGTCGCGGAGGATTTGGTGGTCGCGGAGGTTTTGGTCGTGGAGGTTTTGGTCGTGGAGGTTTTGGTCGTGGAGGTTTTGGAAGAGGAGGTCGAGGATGGGGTAGAGGCGGCTGGGGTAGAGGCGGCTGGGGTAGAGGCCGTGGATGGAATGGATGGAATAATGGATGGAATAATGGATGGAGTTGGTGGCCATATTATAGTTCTGCGTGGTGGCCAGCAACCACTTGGACTACTAGTAACTGGTGGCCAACAGATACTTGCGCTACATTAGCAGCAGCTCAATGCGCAAATAATCTTGACTTTACAAGCTGTTATAATACTGTTTATAATAATTGTGCTATTTAAATGCTGTTACGTCTTAAATTATTCTTTGTTTTGGAAGTAGCTTTTCCATAAGTTATTTTACTAAAGTTAACTCTTCCATAAGTTATTTTATTACTATAATTACTATTTTTCATATCTTTAAAAGAGTTTAAAACTGCCTGTTCACCATTGTGATATAAGAATAGTCTCATTGTACGATCTAAGGTTGATTGTAATGTTCCAATATTGCCTGTTTCTATCGTAATAACTTTTGGTTGATGCTCAGGAAAATCATGATTATACAATAATTTCTTCTTATTTACACCTGTTTTATCTATTCTGTCTAATATGCAACCTATAATGGCTGTTAAATAAGTATTTATACTAGTTATATTAGAATATCCAGGTGGTTCGGTATTACTATTAAAACAGATTCCTAATATGATATTAGCTGGTATTTTTTTAGCTTTAAAATAATCGATTGGAAAGTTATTTAATAACCCTCCATCAACGAATAAATGTTTATTTAATCTTACTGGTGTAAATAGTCCAGGTACTGCAATACTTGCTCTGATAGCTTTTACAACTTTTATATCTGGAGATGATATATGATTAAAATAATAAAGCATATAACTATCTAAGGCTACTGCATTAATAATTAATCCTATCCTTGTTTTATTGTATAATTCGATAAAAGTAGGATCTTCTAGTCCCGTCTTATCCTTTATTAACTTTATTAAATATAGTTCTATCTTTTGTCCTGATTCAACACCCCATTCTGTCACTATCTTAAAAAAATCTATATCCTTAAATTCTTTATACTGAAAATGCAACAAAAAATCGTGCAATTCATAATCTGTATATCCCAAATTTATTAAGAGCGCAAAAATCGCCCCTATACTACATCCAACTATCTCATCTATATTATCCAATATCTTATATCTTCTTAATGCACTAATAGCTCCAACATATGCGAGCCCCTTTAATCCTCCACCTGCAAGGACTAATTTCTTATATTTACCTATCTTCTTATTTTCTTTATCTTTAAATG